TAATACCATTAAGTCCTACCTTCCAAGTTGTTCCTCTTTTTATTCCACCTACTTCTAACACAATAACTTTTTTACCTGTCTTTGTGTAGTAATCCCATATAGGTCGATTTGGAGACATACGTCCGTTGAATAACACACTCCATATAACAGCAACATCGGCGTGCATACTGTCATCTAATATTGTGTGTCCTGCTTTTCTCAAACTGTGTTCAAAGGCTTCAAATACAGGCCGGCTGTTCATTGCACCATATTCTTTGAACAAACTAAATCTCACGGTTAAATACTCCAGTATTATATTTAACCAAGGACAGTATCTTGCAAACAATTTCTTTTGTATCTACATTTCATCAGCCAGTATTAGATTTATATGGCCAACGTTTCATTGATAGTTTTAGTAAAAATGTAGATAAGGATATTAAGTTGTATTTGTATGCAGAAGATTGCACACCTATTGTAAATGATGACAGGATTGTTGTGCTTGATCAAAAAGCAGAATTATCAAAACTAGTTGCATTTAAACAGCGTTGGAAAGATGTGCCTAAAGCCAATGGTAAATGTCCGCCTGAAATAAAAGCCAAACGTCCAAAAGATTGGTTTAAAGAATTTAAATGGGATGCAGTTAGATTTGCAAACAAAGTATATGCAGTATTCGATGCTGCACAACGTTGTGACACTGATTGGATTATCTGGCTAGACGCAGATACATTTGTACATAGTCCAGTTACCTATTCACAATTGAGAAAGTTTACACCCGAACGTGCTTGGATGTGTTATTTAGGTAGAGGAAAAAAATGGCCAGAGTGCGGCTGGTATGGAATAAACTTACGTGCAAAACCAGGCAAATGGTTTTTGAAGAAATTTGAAACAGTATACGAAGAAGCTGAAACTGGCATATTCAAAATGGACGAATGGCACGATAGTTTTGTATTTGAGGAAGTACGCAAAAAAGTTCAAGGCAAATTTGAAAGTTGGCCATATTTAAATATCAGCGGAGATCTTATCAACGGCGAAGGGCATCCATTTATCAACAGTGATTTAGGAAAATATTTTGATCACTTAAAAGGCGATAGAAAAGAAATTGGTATTAGTAATAAACCAAATGATTTAATTATAAAAAGAACGGAAGGTTATTGGCAATGACATATGCAACAGTAACAACAATGAATCAAGAGTATTTTGATAACATAGGATATCAAATGATTGAAAGTTATATTAAATACTGGCCTAAAAATATTAACTTGTATGTATATACAGAAAATTTTACTTTACCATATAATGAAAGTAATGTTATTGGTTTAGATATTTTTGAAAAGTGTAATCCTAATTTACAAAAATTTATCGATGGTAGCAGAAAAAATATAACACGTAAATTTTCATACAAAGCATATTCTTGGATGCACGCCTGTAAAAATCTTACAGAAGATACTTTAATTTGGCTTGATGCTGATACTGAAACAATACAAAATGTAGATACAAAATTTTTAGATACATTTTTACCAAACAACGAACTACTAGCTTATATGTATGCACCTGGTGAAATTATAACTGAGAGCGGAGACATTGTGCCAGCAGATAATGCAGAAACTTGCATTTATTTTTACAACAACAAACATAATTTTGCAAATGAATTTATGCAAAGATACGAAGGCATATATGAAAATAGAGAAATAGATGACAAATATAGATTTGGCAAACCACACGACACTTGGGTAATCATTGATTGTGTAAAATTTGCCAAAGATAAAAATGTTGATATTATTAATCTAAACACTGCAAAAAAGAATAGAACACCTTTAAAAAAGACAGCACTTAGAGATCATTTTACTCACGCAAAAGGTAAAAGCAAATACGGTGTAGGAAAAAAAGATGAAGTTGCCCTTCAAGTCTAAAAGTCAGTCACTACAAGATGTTTTTGCTTTTCAAGTTTGTAATTTCAAAACATATATAGAAATTGGTGCAAATCATCCAGCTAAGAAAAACAATACGTTCAATCTTGAAAACAACGGATTTAAAGGTTACAGTATAGAATTTGATAAAAAGTGGAGACCAGATTGGCAATCCTCTACAAGAAAAAATCCTTGTTATTTTCATAACGCACTTGAATTTGATTACCTAAGGCATAACAACGATTTACATTTGCCTAAGCGTATTGGGTATTTAAGTTGTGATATAGAACCTCCAAAAAATACTTACAGCGCATTGGTTAGAGTTATAGAACAAGGAATAAGTTTTGACTGTATAACTTTTGAACATGATGCATATAAAAGCAACGATGATTATAATCAACTAGCAAAAGATTTTCTAGCAAAACACAGATATAAAGTTGCTGTAAAAAATGTATATCATAAAGAAAACGTTGATAGATTTTTTGAAACTTGGTTTGTAAAAGATGATATTGACTTTACTACTATAGAATATCACACTTGGAAAAAATTAATTAAAAACTAAAGGACGCAAGTGATCCCAAGCTTCACCTGACCTACATTCCTGCATATTCCATTGAGTGTATGCAATATCGTTACACCATTGCTGGATATCAACTTCATAATTAATATTTTCAATTTTACTTAATTTTTTATGTGCAATAGGCCAAACCATACTTCCGTTGTTAAGAGCAAAAACAGGTATACCTTCACACACTGCTTCTATAGCACTTAAACTATTATATGTTACAACACAGTATGCGTTGGCTAAATCCAAGTCCAATCCCACGCCGCCTTGATTGCCACCTTCGGTATAGTTTTCACTTACAAAAACATTCTCGCCTTTTATACTGTGTGCGCCTTTTAAACCTGCTGTAAGATTTCTCGGATGAGGTCTTATGATAATTTTTCTATCAGAATGTTTTCTAATTTTATTAACTGTTTCTTGCATCCATTGTGTAAAATGTTTATATCCAGCATCGTACAAATCAGTTAAGCTACTGTCACCTTCCTTTTGACCCATTATAATAATATCGTCTCCTGGGCTATGCCAATGCTTTATTTTTACACCTGTTTCTTTTTTAAATTTATTCCATCTATCTGGAGGACTTTTTTCATTGCCAAAAATACCTTCTGTCCATTTATAACTATACCATCCTAGTCTACAATAATTTTGATAATATTTTCTAAAGTTTGCACTTTCATTTACTAAAAATGGTTTGCCGCTATCTAATACATATTCGTATGCACCAGATCTATCTTTGGTTGCATACTTTGGTTTTAATAAATTTGTTTGTAAATATGCGTCTGCATTATTAACAATGTCAGTATTCAAGTTATCAAACTGGTATGTATCTCCACAGGCTACAATTCCTTGAGCAATAGATTTTACTGATTTTGTACAGCCTTTAATACCAGCAACTTTTATCATACATATTGCCTCATATGACGCCACGCCTCTCCGGATTTTAATTCTTCAAAATTCCAATGACTCATAGATATTTTTTCTATCCATTTTTGTCTATCCTTAAGGACAGGTCTGTCTATTCTTCTTAATGAAGTTTCGGCAATGTCAAATGCTTGGCTTGTTTCGGGTACAGGATCTGTAACAAAAACAGGTATGCCTTCTATTGCCGCAGCAACAGCAGGACTACTATTGTATGTTATTACAGCATGACAATTGATTAAATCTTGTAATATATGATCATTTGTACTTAAACGCACACCAAAATGTTTCCATTTAATTCTCAAATATTCTTTTGCTTTTTTATCTCCTGGATGTGCTCTTACTACTATAGGTCTATCTGTAAATTTACGTATGCGTCTAACAGTATTTTTCACCCATTCGACTACACCTAGTTCTCCCATACTCCAGCCACCATTACGTTGGCAGCAAATTAAAATATGATGTCCGTTTTGTCTTTCTGGTTTTAATTGTATATTTAAATTCCTACTTATACTTTGCCATCTAGCAGGATCAGGATTATCCCAAAAGTAATTACCAGTTGTAGGAAATACTCCATTCATACTGTATCTTAAATAGTGTTTTGAATTACCAGGATCTGCATAAAGAAATAAATTGCTATCTGCAATAATAGTTGATTTATTATTTTTTAATTGATTTTCGTATACACTTTTTCGCAAATGCAAATGCGGAGATTTTACAGTTTTAAAATTATGTTCTGCAATAAATCCTTGCAACACTGCTACATCACTTAATTCCCATCTTCTTTCTTGCGATACTTTTCCAATATCGCCAACACGATTTACACCCTCTACAAAGAAGTTTAATATATCAATTTTTTCTTGATTCTTAGCATTTGGGATGCCACGTAAATAACTAACTACTTTCATTTTCTTTTTTGTATTCGTCTATAGCAAAATGCACCGGTTGTTTTAAATGAGCCCACGCTTCTCCACTTGCCATTTCTTCTTTTGACCATTGACAATAAGCAAGTGTGTTTAACCAATCTTGTACAACTCCTTCGTCTTCTATGTAAGGATTTTCAAATTGTTTTACATCTTGTGAACTAATACCCCAAGTAAAATTACCAGGATCACCTGCAATTACAGGTACACCATTTAGCACTGCATCTATACTCAATCCACTTGTATATGCAATAACACATCTAGCATCTAAAATTTGTTGATCCCAAGGTGTATATTTTCCACTTACAAAAGTTACATTTTTAATATTATTGAATGCCAAATATTGATATACCGGAAGATGCGCATCAACTCCCTTTGAACTTAGCCCAGGATGAGTTCTGATTTCAATTGGTCTATCTGTTATAGGTGTAATTTGATTTAAAACCCAAACACACCATTCGTTTATATCCATACCTCTTAGACTTGCATCTCCTGGTAATTGCAAAGCAATAACAATTTTGTCGCCTTTTTCTTTTCTCCATCCTTTGTAGTTAAATCCTAATTTTTGGAACCTGTCACCGTCGTATTTCTTTTCTAATCCAAATATTGCTGCTTCGTTTAAGAATCCATTAACACCTACTCTGTGATATTCACTTTCTTGAAACATTACTCTACCTAATAGTTGTGTTTCAATACACAAAAAAGGTTTATCACTTTGTGCTACTTCACTACGTACAGTGTGATGAGGAGATTTTCTTTCAGGTTTCCAACTACCAAATATAACTCCTAAATCATATCTGCCTTTTCCTCTATCGTCATAATTGAATTCAACACCAGTACCTAGTCCCATTGCTTTATTCATTCTTTTGATAATTGCAACATCTTCGTCGCCTAAATCGTCAGCAATTAAATCTTGTTTTATTCCTTTGTACATATGACGTAAAACATCTCGTTCACGTTCTCTAAATGTACTTTGCATAAAAACTTCTACTTTCATAATTCTCTATCTTTCATTAATCTTTTGTAGGCAAGTCCGTTAGCAAATTCATCTGTGTGAAATTGACCATATGCTAAATGATGTGCCCAGGCATACAACTTATCTTTGTGTTGTATTGTAGGATCTTCAAGTTTGCTTAAATCTTTATCGCAAACAGGATCAGCTGCTGTAGGAGCAAGTGTAAATGCAGGAACTCCACTGATTACACTTTCTACTGCTGCTATACTTTGATATGTCACCATAGCGTGACATTTATCTAAATCTTGCCATATTGTGTTTTTTAATCTTTCGCTGCGTATTTCTTTTGCACGTATCTTTATAGGACGGTCTGTGTGTTTTTGTATTTCTTTGACTGTTTGTTTGGTCCAATCTTCTAAATCTATCCCATAAAACTTGCAAGGCTTTTCACTTGGCAGTACAAGTAAAATATGTTGGCCTCCAGGACGATGTGCTTTTAATTTAATATTTAATTTATTCCATCTGTCGTCTGGACGTTCTATTATTTTATTATGTTGTAAATCATTGTAAACAATCCTATGCCAAAATTTTAGGCCATTTGGATTGCCTGGGGATTTGTAATTTCCAAAATATCCGCTGTCCATATAATAGAAAGGTTTTTTACTTTTCCATCTTTCTTTAATAAGTTGTTTCTTTGCTATACTTCTTATAAGAATTGCTTCATCGGGAATAGGTTCGTCATAATCTTGCATAGGCAATCTAGCACCTTTTGCAAATTTATTAATAAAAACATCTTGTTTATTTTTGCTTAAACAAATCATTTATAAAAAAACATTCCTGAACGTTTAAAAAACTTTTTGCGCATATTTGATATACTATGTAAATGTTTAGTATATTCTTCGTCATATGTAAAGCCGTATTGATTAAAAGCATCTATCCAGTAGTCTAAATCTTTACAGTTTACATGATGATGTCCTTTTTTACCAGGAGGTGCAGCAGTACAACACACGTATTTTGCACATTGAAATACTTGCATATAATTTGGCATATATTCTTCATATACGTGTTCTAAAAATTCAACGCTCCAAGCTAAATCAAATTTACTTAATATATTTGGTTTACCTAAAGTAAAATCGTGCAGCAAAGTATTATTTGTATTTTGTATTACTGTATCGTCGCCATCAACACCATACCAGTACACTTTTTTTGCTTCAGCCAATTCACGCATTCCGCCTGGTCCGCAGCCAATATCTATCATACGTTTAATATTAAATTTATCTACAATGTGATCAAATACAGGTTGATCAACATTGGTTTTATTACCGTGTCCGCCTAAATGTGATTTTGCCATTATGTTCTCTTTTCAAATTTGTAATGCAAATGCTTGCTGTGAGGTTTTGCTAAACTTTCTATGTTTACGAAATCAAATTCTTCTATTAGTTCTCTTAAAAATTCATGATCGTAACCGCTTTTGTGTGTATCCCAAGTATCTTCAAACTCTCCTCTTTGCCAGCCCCAAAAGCCTGCCCTGCTGTGTTTACGATCTCTATCAGTTGCTCTACGTTGCCATTGCTCAATATGAAACGTCATATTAGGTAACATCATTTCGCAAACGCCTCCTGGCTTTAATATTGTGTGCCATTTTTGCATTACAACTCTGCCTTGTGCAAATGTCAAGTGTTCAAAAAAGTGTCTTGAAAAAATTGTATCTACTGTGTTTGGTTTTACGTGTTTATCTATGTCCCAAGCAGCACACACAAAATCTACACCAGGTACATTTCTTATATCGCAAGTTTTATATCCTTCTCTCGTAGGAGTCTCACCTGCTCCAAATTCTATGTTCATTGTACTATCCTTACATTCATCGCACGAACAAATTGTTCTTCTAATTGCCAATCGTGTGGCTGATAATTGGTTTCTTCGTAATACCACGTACCTGTACGTTTCCAATCGAACCCATATATAGTTATCTGTTTTGGTTTACAATGCTGTATATAATGTAATGCCATTAATCCACTGCTAGGTTTTCTGTGTTGTAAATCTTTACGTAAACGATTTAATATCTTCATACTTAAATAATAATCAATTCTATTGTCGATTATTTTTCTACCTTTGTGACTCATATAAAAATTCTTAATATTATATTTTTCAAATAAATCATCTACTGTTTTACTTTGTCCGATTGCCCAAACATCGGTACGAGTTCCTTGTGCTGTCGGATTCTGTATTATTACTCCTCTGTTTATTCTGCAAACAACTTCGTGATTATCAATACTGTTACCGTGTGTGCTTTGCATTAGCGCACCCGAACTTCCTACAAGTGCAACATCTTTATTTTCAAACCAATCCTGCAAAATTAAACTCCATTGGTTTTTGTTTTTTCATAAATGTAAATAATTTTTTATATTCTTCTGTGTAATTTTTTACGTTGTTAATAGCATCTATAATTTCTTCATTACTACAACCAAAAGGTAGCACAGGTATATCTACCATTGCTGTAGCAAACAGTCCTTGATTTTTATGCGTATTGCCTTCGATAACAATAAAAGGTGTTTCTGCAACACAAGCTGCATACATTTCGTGATGTCTACCTGTAACTAATAAGTTACTATTTTTTATCTGGGAAACAAGATCACTCCACGTTTGAGTGAAAATGTCAACATAGCCGTCTTCACCTACTCCTTTTATTTTTGGTTTTTTTGGTTTAGTTTTTGGTATATTCATTTTGTTGCCTGCAACAATATTATACCTAGGTTTGTCTGTATATTCTATTGGTGTAAAATAACTTAAATCTAAATGTCTATCAAACTTTATGCCAATCTGATTATATATTTCATATTGAGATTTAACTTCACGAACACTAACATAATTTATATTAAGAAGGCGTTTAGTAAGTTCTAAACTATTTTCTTGCCAAACTGTGTTAACTAACATACTGTATTTTGCATCGCATAATAAATCTATAATTTTGTAAGCACGATCTGCATTGTGATGCATAGTGCCTTCGCCATTTGCTATAACAACATCATATAAGGAAACATCAACGTCTAAATCATCTGCAATGTATAGGTTGGGTATTTTTGATCTATAATAATCTATTACGGCTTTACACCCGCTATGGTAACGCTCTGTATTGTTTATTAACAATACATTAGGCATTCATCATATCCTGTAGTTCTGCTTTCCATAGATCCGCAAATTCACAGTTTCTATAGTTTTCAAACCAAGGACCGCCTTCTGTATAATGTATCAGCTTAGGCTTTTCAATATCGTCATATACGCCAACAAGATAGTTCCAAGTGTGATGTAACTCTCCTATTTCAAAATCGTTCAGCCAACTAAATCTGTGTAAGTATGCACCATTGATTTCAGGATCGTTGACTAGACTTTGTGTAACTTTCCGATTAGCAGGATGACCGCAATTAAACAACATTACACTACTCCAGTTTTTTCGTGGATAGATAGTTTGTTTTTGTCCGTCCATCTTTGTACCTTCTTTAGGTGTGTAGTCGTGCTGTACACACATGATAGCATACTTGTCGTCTGCTTGGTCAAACAGTTCTTTAATATCTGTAGTAAGGATCATATCGCAGTCCATAAACAATGCCCAGCCTTTGAAATCTGTAAGTTCTGGTATTAGAAAACGTGTAAATGTAAATTCTGTGCTTGCAAGTTTATCTACGTCACGTTTGTACCATCCTGCATCACGTAATTCCTGTTGTTTAAGTGGACGCACATCTGCTGCTGGTTGTTTGCTCAATATACTGTGCTTACACACTTGATATGCAATATCCTCTCTTGTATCATATCCTACAAATACTTTCATTAGTCTCTTCTTTCTATATCATCTTCTGTTAAATCTTTGCCCATCCACACTTCTATTACTTTGGCTGCTTTGTTATCAATGTTAATTGCTTTGTGCCAATAGCCAACCGGAATATCAATACTGTCTCCAGGCACAAGTAATTGTTGGAATTTATTGCCTTTTCTGTCTTCAAGTAACATTGCTATAACACCATCAACAACGTGCCAATGTTCGCTGCGTTTAAAATGTCGTTGATCACTCAGTGCTTTGCCTTCATAAAATGTAAGTTCTTTTACTTGCCATTCTCCGTTGCTATCTAATACTTTGTATTCACCCCAGGCACGTTTTGTTACAGGTTTATCCCAGTTTTGCAATATCCAACTACTCGAATTTTTCTTGTCTTCGCCGCCAACTCCAAATGCAAATTCAACATCTGGATGATCTCCATATACTGATAGTTCTGGACTATTTGTGTTTGTCCTATCACCGCCGTTTGCAAATACAACTTTCCAACTAGTACTTTTTGTTTGTAACACTTGACCGATTGCTGCACACGCACTATCATCGGTGTCGTTAAAACCAATAACTTCGTCTACACATTCAAGCTCTTTAATTATTGCTGTACGTTCATTAAAGGGCATAAATGGTCTACCTTTTTTACGTGTTAACCACTCATCGCTGTTTACAGCAACAGTTAGATGATCACCTAACTCACGTGCTGCTTTAAAATACTCAATATGTCCGCTGTGTAATGGATCAAAACCACCCGATACTAGAATTACTTTATTCATCTAGTATTTACTTTAGTAATCTACTAGTTTAATTATAAATGGTTTTTAAAATAATCATAATCGTCTGCGTAGTGTTCTTGTATTATTTTTATTATTTCTGGATCTTTGTTGTATTCTACAAGATTGGTTTGACGATTTTTTCTATGTGTTGCTTGTAGTTTTACTTCAGCAATTCTACCAATATATTTTCTTACTTTCGTTGTTATATCAGCAGTTTTATACACTTTGTCATAACTATTAATATCTTTTTCAAGAAAGTATTCAACTTGTTTTCTACTGTGTTGTGCTACGTCAGCAAACTGACTTCTATAATTTTGTAGGTTATAAACAAAGTCTTCCCAACTTTTTATTGTATCATTACTGTCATTCATATTACGCAAAACTACTCTATCATTGTAAATACTGTATAAACGTTCTATAGGATCTCTAATTATAACAATTTTGTTATCTATTTTTTGTATAGGAGAATCTTTATAAATTTTAGGTGTTAATTTTCCTGATGTGCGTAATTGTTTGTGATTTTGTCTTGGACTCAAATCGGTACTATAAGAATTAAAACACTGAACTATGTAAACAACAATACTACTGCTGCCTGCTTTTTGCGCAACATCAACTTGAAGATTTTTTCCGTTATCAAAATACGCTATCATTCTCTCATACCATTGAACACAGTTTTTTTAAACTTACGATTATCTGCGTCAATACTACTTATTAAATCAAAGTCTAATTCTAGTTTGTCAAGTAAACTAACAATAGCTTGTGTATCTTTTGGCAAACACATACCTCCATAACCACGCAGATTTGGATTTACATCTAAATACATATCTTTTGCTTTGCCTGTTTTAATGTATGCATTTTTTATAGTTGTATAATCGCAGTCAAGTTTTTCACAAATTTCATACATAACATTTGCAAATGTTACACGTAATGCAGCATATACATTATTATAATATTTTAATACTTCTGCTTCATTAGGTGTAAGGTGTTCAGTATGTGCTGGTAAATTTCCGTGTGCTTGTACAAGTTTTCTATACACTTGTATATCGTGTGTGCCTATTGCTAATAATTTATGATTGTTTATAAAGTCATCTGTTGCACAACGTTCACGTAAAAATTCAGGAACAAAACATATTGTTAATTTTTTATGCGTGTCAATCATACGTTGTGTAAATCCAGGTACAACTGTACTGCGTATTGCAATTATTCCTTTGTACGAGTTATCATTTAATTCTTGTATAACACTTTCGATTATACTGGTATCACAACTTCCATCATCTGCTTGTGGTGTTGGTACACAAAGAAAACAAATTTCTGTTGACAATACATCTTGTATTTTTGTATCTAATTTAGTATCGTGTACAATTACACTGTTTTCTAAATATTCAAAACCTTCTTTGTTTGCTGTGCCTACTGCACCTAGCCCAACAATACCTATATTCATAATAAACTTTCTACTGTTTTCCTTAGTCCTATTTCTAAAGGTGTGTAGTCTGTAAATCCTGTTAACATTTGCACCAATGTTGTATCAGGACATCTACGTTTTGCACTACCTTTTGGACCTGATAATATTTCTAGTTTATCTGGATTAATATCCATAAAACCCATTATCATTTTTGCAACTGTACTTATACTTGTTTCTATATCGTTGCCTACGTGAACGATTTTATTGTTTGCATTGTTTACTAATCTATCAGTCATTTCGATAGCGTCATCGATGTAACAAAAACTTCTTGTATCGTCACCTTTGATATAGTATTCACCTTGTTTACATCGTTCTACAAACTCGCTGATAAAATGATCAACTTGTCCTGGTCCATATATGTTAAAGTAACGTATGATTAGCCACGGTAATCCGCAGTTTGCAACTAAGTTTTCACCGACAGCTTTCGGAACGCTATAACTCCATCTTGGGTTCGTAATGTCGTTAAACATAACTGGTACTTGTTCATCAGTTGGAATATGGTAATAACCCGCATCAATTGCTCCTGAAAATATTTCACAAGTGCTTGCAAACACAAACTTTGTATTTGTATTCCTGTATCTCGATACTAAGTTAAAAGTAGGCAATGTATTGTTAAAACATACATCGGTTGGTTGTTCATAAAACAACTTTGTACCATTAGTAGCAGCAAGGTGTACAACTACATTTGCATCAGGCAAATTGTTTGTAGTTTCAACAAGGCATAAATCTTGTCCTGCTCTTTTGTCTACAACAACAGGATTTAAATTTTTATCCTGCAAATATTTGTAATAATGACCTCCAATAAAACCCTTGTGTCCTGTTAGTACAAAAGTCATATAAAAACCTTTCTTCTTACTAATGTGCGTTTTTGTTTATCACTGCCTTTATAGTGTTGCATATACTTGTTAAATGCAATATTGAAATGATTCTTTACAGCATTTTTTGGACTCAAGTTGAATCTAGCAAGCTGAGGAAAATCTTTCAAACAAGCATCAAAAACGTGACAATCTAATTGTCCGTCTAAGTTATATATCTCATCGGTATCGTAATACCATTGCCATTTGTTAAAAAAATGTCTTGATTTTCTATTTAGAAAAAATTGTAAAAAACCTGTTTCTGTATATTTGTCTTCTCTGCCTAAATATGATACAAAATAACCTTTTGGTAATTTACTTCCTAAATATTTTTTATCAACATATGTTTTAAATTCAGTATCGGCATCTAGCCAAATTAGTCTTTTTGTGTCAACAGTTCTACTTGCGTGAATTATTGCATAACTTTTATGTGAAAATTTTACAGCATCTTTTATGAAGCCTTTTGTACCTTGAGGCACAGGCCTATGTTTATTTCTTTTTTTAAATTCTTGTAATTCTGGAATACTATCTTTTAGTACATAATTTTCAAAATGAGTAGGTAATCCGGTGTATTCTACATCTGTATAAATTCTAACTTTTATATCTTTTTTAATATATGCGGCAGCACTTCTTAAAAAATACTTTGCATAGTCTTTATAATTATTTTCACTGAATGTTGATACTAAGGTCACACTCATAAAGTAGCATCTTCCATTCCTGCTACACGTAGTTTGACAATGTTAGTGATTTGCCATTGCTTTTGATCAAGTGCTTTTAGTACACCTAACCACTTGTTGCGCATCAGTGCAAATTCGTTGATAATTTTTTCATAATCAACAACATCTTGTTCGCCGTCGACATATTTTTCTACGTCACGACTACTTAATGCACGTTGGTAGTTTTCTAAGTATTTGCGAAAAAATGAGCTACGCAATTTACGTAGCTCTATATTCAAGTATTCTAGTATCGCTTCAATTTCTTGAAGTTGATTAAATCTGTGTTCAACAATACCAGGCATTTCAGCCGACTGCTTTTCTACGTTACCTTTTAACTTGCATTCAAGTCTTGCTGCTTGAAGTTCTGTCTCAAAGTGTTGTATTGCCGCAGGAATCTGCGTTATGTCTCTGCTTACTCGACTGTACCAAGCCATTAATCATCCCACTCATCGTAATCGTCTTGATCCATTTCTAAATAGTACTGAATAGCAGCATCCAAGTGTTTTTCGTTGCCAAGCATACCTTTAAGTTGTATATCATCTACACCATAATCAATAAGCATATCAACATACTTTTCTGCTGCCAATTCAATATGTTTTTTATCTAAATAACTTTTAAATAAATCCCACAGATCTGTGACAAAGTCTTCATCCATCTATTACAGGCTCCTCGTCATGATCCACAACTTCTTCGGTTGCGTTAGCGATATTTACCATTTGTTCTTCTTTTGCCGGTAAATCGGCCATGATCATTTCGAGTTTGTCACCTGTCCAATTCTTGCGATATTCTAGTGTTTCTTCGCCTGTGCTACTCATATATTTGTAGCGGTTACCTTGTTTTTCAAGTAAGCCTTTTGCTTCAAGCAAATCAAACATACCCGAATATGGATCCATACCAGTTTCATATGGAATCTTAACTTGCACACCTTCAAACGGTTTTGCGTAACGTGTTTTCATAACTTTACACGCTGCACGAATACCGTTTACTGTGCTGGTTTTGTTACCATCTGCATCTTCTTTTAGTTTTAGTTTTTTCATAGCAACTACCATTGAGCTTGCATAGATAAAACCGCTACCGCCTGAGATCTTATCATCTGGATCAAACATATCTTGCGATGCGTATGTGTGATTAGTAACAACCATACCTACGTTATATGAACCAAACATATTAACACAGTTAGTAACCAATGCTTTTAGTGCCTTGGCCTTACGACCCATATCGCCTTTCATATCACCTGCTTCGAACTGATTAACTTCAGTTGGTGACATAAGCATACCTAAACTATCAACTACAAACAATACCTTAGGACGATCGTCTTCTGCCATTGCACGATAGTCGTCCATAAATGTTGAAATAGTTTTAGCAACATCGTCAATCATTGCCATATTAAGTTTTAGGATTTTGTCGTCTGTTGTTTCTACACCTAAGGCGTGTAGCCATTTTTCATCAAGAGCATTTTCACTGTCAATTAGTACAACAAAAATACCTTGTTCTTGTGCCGACTTTACAATGTTGCCAGACACAATGTAAGACTTGCCTGCACCAGATTCGCCTGCAAACACGCTTACTTTACCTAGTGGAATACCTCTACGGAAATCACCACTAAGAAGATAGTTAAGTGCAAAGTTGCCTGTGCTGATCCAGTCTTGTGGATCGTTAAAGCCTGCACTCATACCTTTAATAGATTTAGTTAATGAGTTTCGAAACTTACTAGGATCGAATGCTTTTGTAGCCATATATACCTCCTATAAAAAAGCGAAGGAAAGGGCCGAAGCCCTTTCTATTACTGATTTTGTCTTGCACGGATCATTGCTAGAATGTCTTGTGCGCCACCTGCATCTTCTGTTGCTGGTGCTGCCGCTGCTTCTGGAGCAGGAGCAGGTTCTGGCGTTGCTGCTGGAGCAGGATCTTGCCAACCTGTGTCAGTTACAGTTTCTGCTGCTGGAGTAGGTGCAGGAGTTGGTGCAGGTGCTGTTACTGGATCACCTGTACGTGCTTGCATACCTGCAGGACGGAAGTATTGACTCCAACGATCTGCATCGTATGCTTCACCGTCTACACTTGCTTCAAACATTTCAGTTAAAACCTTAATTTCAACTTCGCCTGGTTTTTTAGGAAGGAAATCGTTGAGATTAAACAATCCATGTGTATTGATTGCTGCCATCTCTGCATCACCTAGTGGACGCTCTCTACGTGCCCAATTACTTGCGCCGTAATCTGCATATCCACCTTTTGTACCCTTTGACAAACGGAAATCTACACCAGCAGTATAATCTGTTGGTAATTCTTCCATATCTGGGTCCATTAGTGCTGCTTTGATTAGTTGGAAGATTTGTGGACCAATAATAAAACGTCTAATTGGATTATCTGGTGTTGTATCTTCCTTCAATGGATCATCTGTAACAAAACCTTGGAAGATATATGAACGTTTCTTCCAATACTTACGACCCATGTCTTCAAGACTTGGATCTTTAAACCAACCACGCACTTCTGCTAGGATTGGACACGATTCACCATACATTTCCATACATGGAACTTGTACCTGTACTGGACGTGAATCTGTTTCGCCTTTTACGCCAGCAAATGGAAGTTTAATCATCAAACGTTCTTTCCAAAAGAAAGTGTTTGAATCATCGCCGTCAGGCAAAAAGCGTAGCGTTGCTTGCTCGCCTTCTTTCATATTCCAAAATGGGTAAATTGCGTTATCACCGCCGCCTGTTCGTTGTCCGCCAGCGCCGGCTTCTTGTTCTTTGAGCTTTGCTCTAATTTCTGCTAATGATGCCATAGTTATGCCTCCTTGTAATTTGCCTATGTTCTATGTGCCTTTAGTGTGCAGCACAATTATTATACTACACAATGTTATTTATCTTGTCAACTATTTTTTTGACAATATTTTCAAATAGTTAGCAGATTATCTTAAACCTGCTAACTCTTGAATTCTTGTAAAGTCTGTCATCTTACGTGCCTGGTATTGTTCAAATGCTTGACCTAGACGTTTTATAAACTGACTTGCTGGCTTGACGTATTGATCACCATAGTCTTTTTCTATACTGGTCAATACTGCTGTTTCGCCTTTTGGAAACTTGCCTGTTTGTCTATCAAAGTAACTTAGGATAAACTCGCCTAATGGTGTTTTATCATCTTCAGCTGCAATGTCTTCTTTTGCAAATGGATTGCCGCCTGTCTTTTTCATGTGTTTTTTACGCTCGCCTGCCTCTGCGTCAGACTTTTCATTTCCGCTCATTGCTTTTGCAATTGCTGCACGACGAGCTTTTAAATAATCATCCGAATCATCAGAATCACCGTCATTATCAATATCGTCGTCTTCGTCGCCTACAGTATCTAGTTTTTCAACTTGCATACTAAAGTTATCTGCAAATTGACCTAGTATTTTATCAAATGCCATATCTATTTCTGACTCTGTGTTAAAGCCTCTTGTGCTGCCTGTGATTTGACCATTTGGTGCAATTTCTGTGCTACCAATATTGCTTTGATCTGGTCCAATTTGACGCCACTTAAACATTTGCCCTTGTACTCTTACAATGTCAAAATCTTTGCCTTTTTGTTGATAACCATTTTTCATTGCATCTTGTATTGCTTCTTGTTCGCTAGGAAAAATATCATCGCTCATACGTGGTCTTAGTTTTGGACGTGGACTGCTATTTAATTCATTTACAATGTCTTCAAATGCTAATTCGCTTGCTTTTGTTGATTCGCCTACTAATTTGTAAATGTATGGAAATACATCTTTTAATTCTTCGTTAAACTGTTTTACAGTTAATTGATCGATCCAATTTTCTGCAACGTCTTCTGGTACTTCAACTGCATCACTTGGTTCAAAACTCTCAAATGCAGTTTTGTAATTTGATGGCTTTTGGAGATTTTGGATAGTTTTCTTTACTGTTACAATACGCTCGTTTACTGTATCCATATGTTCAGCAAGACTTTCTGCCATTACACTGCTACGGCCCATATAAGTTTTGAACTTGCGGAGATTAGATAGTTCTTCACTTAGGCTTGTAATATGCTTACCAAAGTCATCAAATGGGTGTCCACCTTCGCTTACGTGGATAGCCATTGCTCTTGCACCACTAAGATGTTTAAATGGATATTTGAATTTTTCGCCTTCTGCGTTTTCAATAAAAAGCGAACCAATTTTTTTAGTTCTGCTTTCGCCTTCGCCAATTGGACCTGTGTGTTTGATTCTCAATTTAGCATTTCCAATTTTTTGGAAACTTGTGTTTTCAGTTCCACGTAATGCTGATTCTGTCATTGCTGTTTCTCCGCGATTTGCTGCCATATAGCCGTAATCTCTTTGAGTAAAGTTTGATTTGTTAATATCTCTTACTTCAAAATTAAGTAAACGTTTTTTAGCAAATACTCTCATACCTTTAAGAAAGTTGTACCAATCTTCTTGTTCAGTGTATCCTACTTCTTCTGTAAAATCTTTGTTATACATAATTGTAACACCTGATTTTTCGTCAAGCGATACACTTACTTTTCCTAATACATTATCTAAACTTTTAAAATCAAATTCATAAAAACGTGCTTGTGAAGGTTCGTTTGTTGTGTTACCTTCTCCGTCACCGATTGTTACGCTAGGAAAGCGTCCTCTAATCTCATTAAAAAGTTGTTCTGCTACTACGTTTAAATCTCTCATTGTATACTATTTATCAATAACTGCTGCTAACAAAGATTGGCATTGGCATTTCATAATCGTCTTCGTGTTCAATTTGACTGAATGTATTATACACTGTTGGATCCCAATCTTTCATTACACTCATAACTCTAAGTGTCAATAACAAACTACTTACCAGATCATCGTGATGTCCTGGCTTGGCTTGGAAACTACTACCTGCTGCAATGTATGCTTTTAATTCACTGATCAATGCTTTACTACGCACAGTTAGTTTATCATTTTCTACCATTGTTTTTAGTCTAGCACAGGCAGTTGTTTTTGAACTATGTGTTGTGTTAAATCCTTTGCGGAACTTTCTAACGTGTCCTTTACGTATAGGTTCGCTGATAAACAATCCTGGTATGTTTTCTTCTCCAAAATCATTTATCACAAGTAAGGCTGCCTCACCTATGCCGTTGTTCTCTACACTCCAATATATGTTACTTGAAGTTTTCATTTCATCTGACAAGTATCTGCACACATCTGCAAGCACACGTACTTGTCCTGGTATTGCTGTTAAGTTATGTTGCCACTCACCTACTTGTTCGTATGTAGGTAATTCTATCACTTGTATTGCTGAAAAATCGCCTCCTGTTCCCATACTAGGATCTAATCCTACAACATACGACTTTTTTGCATCTGGCTTTTTGTACCAACGCACTTGTCCCATACGTATGATCGGCTCTAGCCCTTCCATTGTTGCTAGTTTAATTGAATTAATTAGTGTTTCATCAAATACCAAAAACTCACAACCGTATTCACGTCTAAACTTTTCTTCACCAATACGTCCTATTTCGTCTGTTTTCCATTTTTCATCTCTATCAGGATGTTCGTGCCATTCTGCTCTAAATGCGTGGAAGCCGTTAATGCCAACTTCACTATCATTACCGTATTCATCAAAACGTTGTTCTGCTTGTTTCCAAATAGTAGCAAATGTATCTTCGTCTGAGTTAGGCGTGCTTGTAATAATAGCACGACCACCTGTTGCTAGTGTAGGAGATATTGAAGTCCAAAACTCTTCCGCAATGTTAGGTTGCACAAATGCAAACTCGTCACAGTATAGTAGTGAGATACTCATACCACGTCCTGTGTTGCCTGTTGTTGTTTGACTTACAATCCTTGAACCATTCTCAAACTCTATGCTACCTTTGTTATAACTAGTAACACCTGCTCTAATATGATCTGGACAAGTTTCATAAACATAGCGTATACGTGCCATAATTTCCTGCGCACCTGTGTATTTGTGTGCTGCAATTAGAATAGTTTGATCTGGATTAAACATTGCATACCAAGCAAGATAGATAGCAGCACAGGTAGTTTTACCTGTTTGTCTAGGCATCATATTAATATTAAATCTATAACTATGATAACTGTGCAACAAACGAAGTTGATATTCATAAGGATCAAACATAAGTTTGCCTTGCACAGGGTGCTGTATGTAAGCAAAATGCCTTGCAAAATGCAAGTACCCCTCATTAGGATCCATACATGATAACAAGTCTTCAACTTGTTCATTTGTAAATGTTTCTTTTTGATTTGCTTTTTTTGTTAATACACCGTCTAAACTTTTACTCATACAGTATTTAACCAAAAAAATAGCGCCCTAAGGCGCTATTGAGTTCTGGGGGGATGTATTACTTTCTTGCTGCTAGTGCTGCACGAAGTTGAGATTTAATTTGTTCTTCTAAATCTTCATCTTCTGTATTCATTGGATTGTCGCCGCCTGCTGTTGCTGGATAAGATCCTTTTTCTTTATGTAGATCGTTACCCGATGGCATACTTGCACTTACATCGTTTGCATATTCTTCATCAGGCTCTGTACTAGCATCTTGGAAATTGCCATCATAATCTTCTTCTTCCATTGCTTCGCCTGGTGCCATCATACGAATCATGTCGCCCATTTCTGGCTCTTTTGGTTTTGCACCACAGCCGCCCATTGGTTGGCTTGGACCGTGAATTTTACCGCAAATTGGGCAAGGTTTTGGACCTGGATTAATATCATCTGGGCCAACTACTTTGGCACCATCTGCACCTGCTAGTTGCATCATACGTAGTATTTCTGCTACTTCGCTTGCATCTGCACCGTTAATGTTGATACTTGCTTCGTCTAATTGTTTTTTGTCTGTCATAACTGACTCCTTTGGTAACACAGGTTTCATATTAACTTCATTTGGCGAAGCCCACTCTATATTTGCAGTTATTCTTTTACTAAAAGTACCATCATCATTTCTCTTTAATCGTGTAATTGAATAGTTTTTTTGGCCTGCCACACCGTTCATTTCCGGCTGTACCGAAGTAACTGCAAAGTCGTTGCCTTTTTGAATTAACACCTTATTTTGGTCATAACTAAATCCAGGAGGTTGAGGGTTAACTGCTGTCCATTTTGAACTTGTTTGAGCCATACCAGCAGATCTTGTCTTTGCTTGGCTTTGGTCTACATTTACCTTGCTTGGATCTTTATCTGGATTGTTTGCATATTTTTCAATCATGCCTCTAGTTTCTGGACCAACAATACCATCTACTTTTGCACCTGAATTCTTTTGGAATGTACGCACTGCTTTTTCTGTAGCAGGACCAAAAATACCATCAACTTCTGAACCTGTCATACCTAGATTTCTTTGTAGTTGTTTAACACCTTCGCCTCTGCTGCCACGTTTCATAATTTGATTATAGTCTGCGCCTTGTGGAGCAGGTCTTGCTGCTGCTTGCTGTTTATCTGGATCTTTCCAAGCGCCTGTTTGTGCGTCATTAACAGCCTGTGCTGCTGCTTTTTTTGCTTTTTCTTTTTCTAGTCCCATACCGACTAGTGCGCCCATTAATGCAATTGCTAATGGATTTTCTGTTAATACTTCTTTACGTTTCATGATAACACCGCCTTACTGTTTTCAGCATCGCCAATATCTTTGCTATCACCTGCAGGTGCTTCACCAACGTAATCGTTGTCTCTTTCTTTACGTGCTGTTTCTAATTCTTTCAACAAGTTCATTACACGATCTGGGCCTGCGTCTGCTTGTGCGCTTTCGCCTCCCAAGTCTTCCTGAGTCAATTTTGCTGTGTATTCGTCTTTTGCATCTTCTTGCTGATATAGTTCTTGTGGTTCGTTTGGATTACGTACAATGATGTGACTTTGAGGAACACTGCATACACCGCCTAAGTATTCTTGTAATACTTGTACAGTTGTTGGGTATGTAAGTTCAACTTCATAATAATGAACTTCTGTATTTTCTAACTGTGGAAAATCTAATGGACGTTCTTGAATTGGAGTTTTCTTACCTGCTGACATTTTTGTGATGCCAAACTTTTGTAATCCTGTTTCAATCATGTCCTCGCATCCATCAGGTCTATCACCTGCGATGCCAATTTTAAATTCATATGTTTTCTTTGATTCTGTTAAATAATCAGCAAAATTTTTCATCGACGTATCCTAAACTATAATACTATTTATCTTTATCCAAACCTTTTAGGCGCTCAAGTAGACTGTTTCTATCAGTAACAACATAGCCTTCACCGCTTACAATATCGCCATCTGTAGGTCCGCTGTCTCTATCCATTTTTTCTTTTTTAAGTTGTAGTTCAACCATTTTAAGTTTTTTATCTAGTTTTGCAACTTTGGCATCTAATGATGTTTTTAACATTGTACCTGCAACTTCAAATACTCTACCACTGTAACGACTTTCTACGTTCATGCCTAGGTCCATTAAGTCATCATATGCAGTCATTGCTTTGTCAGCAACTTCATTTAGTTCAGTATCTGCCATATTGCCTAAACCTTTTACAGCAGGCAATGCACTAGCTATTTTGTCAAACTCTGCAATATCACGAAATGTATCTTCATGCTCAACAACAGGTTTACGATCTTCTTCTTCCTTGAGATCTTCGTTGTCTGGTAAGTTTAACATTTCTTCAAGTTTTTTAGTCATACTATAAATCCATTATATACTACTATTTACCCCAGTTTTTATCAGTGTTCATATATGCGGTTATAGTTGCACGCCAGTTGTTGCCGCTTTCATAACTGTGCCAAGTTTCGTTGTCATTGCCGCATAATACCAAGCATCTGCCAGGTTGCCAAGGAATTTGAATTTTATTGCGTTGTTGATTGTTACTCATTACAAATGTTCCAATACTTTCTAAAGGTCCTACATATGTAACAAATGTCCAAATTTTTGTTTTATCATCGCAATGCGGCGGAAAACTGTAACCTGCTGTGTTTATTGCTAAATGTCCTAATGGATATATTTTTTCACTATTTCTAGCTGGCTCCGAATCAAATAAGTTGATAGTATATGGCATTTTATCTATTGTCTTTTGCACAATGGTTTTATATGGTTCTTCTAGGTATTCAGGATTATAACTTTGTTTTACATTTTTGTTTTTTATACATTTTTTACAAAAGTGAGATAATATGTTTACATCTTTAGAATTTATAAAATCGTCAATTATCCAATGTCTCCAAGGAAACGTTTGTTTATATATTTTCATTTTCGTTTGCCTTGATGGAAAATATCTCCTTCGTTGACAACTCTAAACATCATACCTTTTTGTTTACAATATGCTCTTGCTGCTGACCATTTTGCTTGATTTATAACATAGTGTGCTTTATTAGCTCTGCTGTTTCCTAGTTTTTCTTTCAATGTATGATTAGCTGGTTTGATTTCTATTAGTTCAACGTGTTGCTTACCTGTTCTATCATTATATACAATAAAAAAATCAGGAACATAAATTGTGTATTTTCCTGTTAATGGATGTCTATAAGGAATTTTAATTGCTTCACTTGCCCACTTTGAAATATTTTCATTGCTATCACACATACGCATGAAAGCAAATTCCCAACTACTACGATAAGTTGGAGTACGTCCGCCTATGTATTTGTCAGGGTTTTTGAGTGTAAATTTACCCTGGGCAAAACGTGACATTAGAGTCTCACATTCCTGTTTTCGGTAGTTTCTATATTGTAATTATTTTTGTAACCTAGTGCGCTGATTTTACTTCTATTGTTGTTTAATATTGCGCTTACCAATGTGCTAAGTTGAACTTCGTCTAATCCTGTTAACGTATCAATGATTTCAAACACATTTTTATTTTCTGCTTTTGCCTGCTGTATTACTATAGTAGCAACAGCAATTGCTGCATCTTTTGTAAATTTACGTTTTGTAAAAAATCCAACAACGGTATCAACTTCATTGCTTGTTAAACTAATTTGTTTAGTAAAGTATCTGTCAAAAAACTGTTTTGTTTCTTTTGCGCTATCTTGTACTTTGTTTAATTCTTCGTTGGCAAAACTGCTCATCCGATTACTCCAATATCTTTTAAATCACTTTCAAAATTAGTTCCAATAGGAGAGCTTGTTCCTTGATTCATTTCGTTAAAATTATTTAACGCACTGGCTTCGATTTGTAATTTAATTGTGGGCGACAACGATTCGTAAAATTGCTTAGATTCTTGTCTATTTAATCCACTGTACACACTAATAAGCCTTACTGATTGTCCTGCTGCATAGTCAGCAAGTTTTTGTGGATTATTTTGTAATTGTCTTTTATACTCTTGGTCGCTTAAACTTAAATTTTGATTACGCAACTGTACCGGAGTAGATTCAATGAATGTATTATTAAATGTGCTAGGAAAATAATTAGTTGTTGTAGCCGGTTGTCTTACAATTTGATTAATTGGTTGTGTAGATAATGGTAATTGTTCTTGCTTTTGTGTGCTATTAAATCCTGTCAAATCTACAACATTAGAAAGTAAGTCTTGGAATATTTCTGCCCAAAATGTATTGTCTGCTGTGTCTTTTGCAACACTACTTGTGCTTACACTATTGTAAGGACTTGGCACTGTATCGTAATGCTGTACATCTCCAAAGTTTTGAACTGTTTCTGGTGAAGTAATAGCTCTATCATAAAATACACTTTCATATGCAAGACGCATTGTATTTTTCATCACGCCTGCACCGTCTGCTTGATCTACTCTATCGTGTTGCCATTCTTCTATTAATGGATTAACCAAAGTAAAACTTGTAAACGTGCTTTCTTTGTTTTGAGGATGTAATTGATGAATGACTATACTATTAAAGAAAGGTACATCTGTTGTTCTTCTTCTATTGAATCCATGTCTATAAGTGTTAGCAATATCTGTATCATATAATTTTGTTTGATATGCTCTTGGTTTTGTTCCTTCGGTATCATAGTTACCATCTTGATAATAATACCTGTAGTATGCTTCCCAAAGCAGTGTTGTTAATCCTGCATTATCATCATGGAATTCTATACTAATAGGATTGTAATTTATTTGTGTTTGTATAACTTTTTTTCTATTATACTGATTTAACGTTTCAGTATTAAGAGTATAACTTGGTAAGTCTGCACTACTAGCCAATAAATTATATTCTTTTCTATTAAGTTGATTAAAGACATTTCTACCTAAAACACTCAATGCAACTGGATTTACTTCGATAACAATATGATATAAAAACTTATTTTTTGGTGCTAATCTAAAATTATTACGTCTATAAAGTGCTGCCGCGTGTGCATAATCGCCCATAATGCCTTTGGACGAATCTAAACGACTAAAATTATCATAAAAACTATTCAACGCCATACTGTATTTATCTCATTAAAAAAGGAGTCATTAAGACTCCTTTTTTGGTAGCAATCTCATTTAAGTATTAAAGAGCTGCGCCGCCTGTAGCACCTGTTCCTGTTTCACTGTTTCTATCTTGGAAGTTATTAGGTGTACCTACTCCAATATTTAATTGTACAGCGTTATCGTATGTGACATTTAAATTTACAGTCATTGCGTCATTTGTTGCGTATGACATTGAACCATAATCAACTTGGTTTAGATAACAACCATATAGTTCCCAAGTTTCTAAAACTTGTGGTGTATTAGCACCGTTACCACCATCTAAGATTTCAATACGCTGTGTAAATTTATAATCTTGACCGGTTGCAGCACTTGCTTGTTCAAAGAAGTCGAACTGTTTCTGTAGCTGTTCGCCAACTAGTTTTTGAACATTGCCGTTAATATCATCACGTAAATTTACGGTTACAGGCTGCCAAGTGTGCTTACCTGCCATAAAAATTTTACTGTTATAAACATCTAATTGAATAGGATCAAACTGAATGTTTGGTCTTGTTGCATCAATTACTTGTTTTGTTAATTCTGTTGTGTTTCCAGTAATACCAAAATTTTCCAGTGTCACTCTAAAGCGATACTGAAGTTTTGGCATAAGCAAACCTTGACTACTTGAAGTAGTGTCGTTTGCTAATGGAACTGTTAAATTCAATAGAGTTGAGATTGCCATCTATAGTTTCTCCTTAATACACAAGTATTTATCATTTGTAGGGGGTTTTTAATCACCCCCTACTTTATGATATTAAAGACCTGCGATCTCTCCTGTGTTTTTGATACGTAGCGGAATGTAAATAAATTCTACTGCTTTTACTGGTTCAATAGCAATATCTACATACAACTCATTTCTGTCAATTCTAGCAGGAGTGTTGTTTGTTTCATCACACACAACTAAGAAGTCAAACAATGCTCTAAGTCCTACAAGTTCCACTAGTAAACTTTCAACTTGTTGTTTAATTTCATCACGTGTGATTTTATCATTTGGCTCAAACAAATATGGTTTTGCAAGTGTGTTAAGTTGTGATCTTAAATATACAACTAATCTTGCAACATTTATTCTGTCTAATGCACTAGCATTTGCTGCTCGAGTTTTCTGTCCAAATACAACAAGCCCTGCTCCTGTTAGGAATGTGATTGGGTTAACGTTGTTTGAGTACAGTGTATCTCTTACACCTTCGTTTAATGCTGCCGGAACAAATTCGCCTTCACTGTTAATATAACCTGTTGAAGTTGCGTTTGTTACACCGCCGCGTCTTGTACCTGCTGGAGCAAACCAAGGATAAGCAACTTGGTCATTAAGTGCAAATGTGCGTAATACCATATGTGATGCTGGAACAACAATATTGTTTCCTGCATTGTCACTGCTAAATCCGCTTGGATAATATACACCTAAGTATTCATCTCTACTTACTAGACCAGTATCGTTATCTTCTACTGCTGCATTTACGTTAGTTGCCCATTCGTTAAGTGAAGTTGCATCATGTGTCAAACGCATTGGAGAATCACCTATAACAAATGCTGACAAACCTCTGTCATAGTTTAGTGTAATCATTTCACCAATTAGCTCTGGATAACCTGGTGATGCAATCAAGTTAAAGATACGTGATTCGTCATCACGGATATCTTGATTATCATTTACTAATGCTTGTAACGCTTGTATTACAACTTTACGCTGTGCTTTACGTCCAAAGCTACCCGAGCCGTCTGCTTCGTTAGCTGATTCTGTTACCCAACGGTGTGGATAGTATCCTGCCATTGATTCGTCACTTGCACGAGCGTTTGTAGCAGAAATGTCAATGTAGTTACGCACAAATTTCTTTACATTAAATCCACTTCTACGTGTGTTCCAAAGCAACATACCTTTTGGATATAATGCTGGATCTGGAGCATCTGGATCTAAGTAACCGCTTGTTAACAAGTCACTAATGTCACCAGCTTCATCGCTGTTTGCACCTGCTGTGTTGTAACGTGCATCTGCAAAAATAACACCGTTTTCTGTTGTTTGGTCAGTTGTATCTAATTCTGTCCAAGATGCTAATGTTTGATTGTAACGATAAATTTGTGGGAAGTTTTCTAAGTCTGCTGTGCTTACCCAAAGATCGCCTGTTACAAGTGGTGAACCATCTGATTGTTCGTTAGGCTCAGTTGCACTTACAATAGGTCCTTCTGGACTTGATGAAGCGTACTCGGTTTGATAACCTACCCACGAACTACCATCGTGTACCATAATATCAATTTCATCTACAACACTGCTGTACCATAGAGCACCGTCTGCTGCTAATGCAGTTGGTGCGCTTGCACTTGCTGTGTATGTCAATTCTTTCCAAAGTGTAGCAATATACTCATTTGCTCCGCCTGTTGGTGAATCATAAAAGTTTGCTGTACCAGAATTTGCAGTGTAATCCCAAGCATCAAATGCTGATCCTAGTTTTGTATTTGTATCTACAAATCTAATTTCGCCTCCAAGTGCGTGTGTGATTACAACTTTGTTTCCTGTAGCTACACTTGCAGTTACATTTGCAAGACCTGCTGCGTTGATACCTGCTGCTAATAAATCAGCATCGCCAACTGCACCTGTTGGTGTAAAGCTAACTGTTACAGGTGTACTCATTGCTGCGCTGCCTTTTACACTTTCACTGATTGTAAAATCGCCTGCACTTGCTGTAAATGTGGTTGCTGTAATAGCAGCACTTGTAATTGTTGTTGCACCTGCTGCATTACGCTTGAAGATTGTAAAATCTGCTAGGTTAGTTGCTGCTTCTGTAGTGTTTGTTTGTACGTAAACATCTGCTGTTGTTAAACCTAAACCACCGCCAGCTTGGTCCATATTATAGATTGCTGCGTGATTTGAATCATAAATTGGAGCACTTGTTGTATCCCAAAGTCCTGTATCACTGTTCCACGCTTTTACACTCCAGTTTGCACCTACGTTCGGAGTTGTTGTTTTAATCCATATACTACCTGTTGGTCTTGGGTTTGTATCACCTGATTTGTAAAGAGGTACACTTGTATGAGCAGAGGCCTGTAGTTTAGGAGCATAGTAGTTTGTGCCTGCTGTCAATCCTGCAACAGTTAATACTGTTCCAGTACCTGCAATTTGGAAACCATCGTGTGAACTACCGTCATTGAAAATTACAATGCGTGAATCAACAACATTTGCTGTAATACCTGAGCCACTTGCTGCTGTGTTAAAATCAGCTGCTAATTGTGCTGGAGTATTTCCTGTTAAAGCAAATGTAAAGATTTGTGTTGCACCGTCGGTTTGATTAATAGTGATATTGTCTCCTGGTGTGAACGGAGTTGCGGTAAGTGACTCTGTACCTGTCACACTTGCCCAACTTTCTTTCCAGTCTGCACTTCCTACTACTACCCAAGTACCTACTGTAATACCTGCTGCTGCGTTACCTGGTGATTTGTAATATATTGTTGGCACAGTTGTTAATGCAACAATTGCATAATCGCCAATAGAACCTACTGATCCTTTTGGTGTGTAATCGCCACCGCTGTAATCTACAACTTGTGTTGAATCAGTAATTACAGTAGGAACTTTGTTTGTAAAACTTTGTCCTGTGGTATTTGATGTTGAAACTGTACTACCGTCCCATTCAAAAATACCATATCTACTGTTTGCAGTATCTAACCAATATGTTCCGTCTGCTGGATTTGCTGTTGTTGCAGTTGAACTTGCAGTTAAAGCACCTAAGTCTACATCTGCACGAACAACATATGCTCTATTGCTAACACCCAAATATGAGTATGCAGCCTGCAATCCATATTCGTTTTGTTCTCCGCCATGGATTGGATTGTTATTATTATCTACATAAAATGTTGGATCACCGAATGTATCTACAAGTTCACGCTGTGAAGTTAGTAGGTATGGTTTTCCAGCATTTGCTTTTGTGGTACCTGGAGCTGTTCCTGTTCCTGCACCATTTAGTTTATTTTCGCTTGTTGCGACAAATATAATAGGTACTGTGCCTGGTTCTGCCGGAGTGTAAAAACTCTCGTCAATAACGCTGACCTCTACACCTGGTGATGTTAATGCCATTTTCTTGTTCTCCTAAACAATGTTATTATAGTATTATTTAGCAGATCTGGCGTAAAAACAGGGGTTTTGGTAGGTTATCTACCCAGTTAATTTGCCTTTATACAGTTCATCTACCCAAAACTCTAAGTCTTTAAGTGTGCCATTATTGTCTATATAAAAGTCAGCCATCCAAGGTTCTAGTGTCATACTTTCTACTGGCTCTTTGGGTAAGTAGTCGCTGCGGTCTACCCAAATAGCATAATCAAAAACATTTGTGTTTCGCATTGCAAAATATTCACGTTTGTTCCTTAGTCCGCAGTAAATATCATGCTCATTAAAGATAGCTCTGCCTAATGTAGCAGCATCACGTTTGTTCATGTCGCTTATAGCATTATACCATTCAGTCCTATGATTGTGTCTATCAGCATAGCACTGTTCTTCAGTATCATAGTTGTACTTCTTTTTTAACAAATCATAAATGAAAAGTTTTGAACAGAAAGCACTGCTGCTTTCAAAACTATATCCGTACTTGTCTCTAAGTATTTCGCAGACAGTATCTTTACCGTGTCTGCCGTGACCGATTACCAACAGTTTCTTTTTATTCATAATTTATATTATGATAAAAGTTGTTGTTTGTCAACCAATTAGGAAGCTATATCCTGTGCCGCCGGCAACTGCCATTGCTAGATCTTCTTCTAGTTTTTCCATTTCGGCTTGTGCTTCTGCTTTCAATGAATCACCGTTAAGTGTAGTTCCGCCACCTGGGCCAGCAATAGTAGCAAATTTACTTCGTGCTTCTCCTAGCATATATTTACAAGCTGCTAATGTATAATCTTTAATCCATTGTGATGCTTTATAATCATCTAGTAATTGCATATCAGGTCGATAGTTATAACAATACAACAATGCTTCTTCTTCTGCTCTTGGACGTTGTAATATTGTAAGTTTGCTAGTTGTTGGATTCCATTTGAATTCTATAAAGCTACCAAACATACGTCCTACTAATTCTTGTTGTTGTGCAAAGAAATCATAAGTTGCAAGACCACCAATACCACTTCCTGCTAACAAATAAGTGTTTGTATAAGCTAAGTTAAAAGGTTCAAACAAACTACCACCGTCTGCACTACCGCCTAATCTGCTGCCGATACTGCGTCTATAAATTTTTCTAACCTCAATAATTTCTTGAGGTAATTCATAGACATTTTGATCTTGATTGAATTTTACAGTTACGTAACTTTCTTCTACGCTGTTTTCGCTTCGTTGTCTATATTTTGTTAATGCTTTAGTCAAAGCAGTTTCATAATGGATTGGATCTAGTTCTACATCCACCATTCCTCCGCCTAAAAAAGCGTTTACATAATCAAATACTTGTTGTTTTTGTGTAGTTAAATTACTATCTGCCATTGGTTATCTCCAATTGTATTTATCGATAAATATGTGTATGCCAAGACTAAGTTTATATAGACCAGAAAGATCACATGACTATGATTTCTTAGACAAAATGATCTATGAACAATTTACTGTTGGCGGTACTGATCTTTTGATTCACAAGTACTTAGGGCCAAAAAATCCGTCCGATGACAACACAACATTTGAACAAAAGCAATATACAGAAGCAAGCGAAACTAACATTCAAGATCTTTTGTTTTTAGAAAACCGCGATAGAAAATATGACGAAGACATTTATGTCGTAAGGGCACATTACAATGTGCAAGATCAAGACTTTGATTTAAGTCAGTTTGGTTTGTTTTTACAAAACGATACATTGTTTATGACAATGCATATTAATAGCAGTGTAAAAACAATTGGCAGAAAGATTATGCCTGGTGATGTTTTTGAATTACCACACTTGATTGATGAGTATGCAGCTAACGATTACAGTGTTGCGTTGAAAAGATTTTATGTTGTTGATGAAGTAACTAGAGCAGCAGAAGGATTTAGTCAAACTTGGTATCCGCATTTATATAGAGTAAGATGTAAACAGATACTTGATTCACAAGAATACAAAGATATACTTGAGGCAAGTGCAGAGGATGAAGATAATCCAAATCTAAAACTAAGAGATGTATTAAGTACATACGAAAAAGAAATGCAAATAAACGATGCTGTAATTGCACAAGCAGAAGAATATGCAAACCAAAGTGGTTATAGCACTATCCAGTTTTATACGCTGAGTGTTGACGACAAAGGCGAAATGGCAATTGTTAGTGCAGACTACAACGATCTGCTTGTTGACGGTACAATTGGTGCTGACACTATTTTTGTTACACCAGATGGAAATGGTTATCAAGGTTACTTAGTTGGAGACGGTATTCCGCCAAACGGTTATCCTTATGGACAAGGTACAGGATTTCCTACTGTAATAAATGAAGGTGATTATTTTTTGAGAACAGATTTATCTCCTAACAGATTATTTAGATATGACGGCAATAGCTGGAGAAAAATTGAAGATAATGTTAGAACAGAAATTACACCAACAGATACAAGAGATACTCTAAAAGGCACATTTATCAACAACACAACAGTAAATACCATTGGTGGTGAAGAAGTGCAAGAAAGACAAGCACTTAGTAAAGCACTTAGAGCAAAGGCAACTGACTAATGCAATTTTTTTATGATGGACAAATCCGTAGATATCTAACACAAATTGTTAGAGCTTTTAGCAATTTTAGTTATCAAGACGGTGACGGTGATCTAAGACGTGTGCCAGTTATGTATGGAGATATAACAAGGCAAGTTGGAAGTATCATAAGAGAAAACTCAGAAAACAAATTGCCAAGTGCTCCTCGTATGGGTATATACATTACTAGCTTGCAAATGGACAGAGCTAGGTTAAGTGATAGCAGTTATATAAGTAAAATAAATTTACGTGAAAAAGAATTTGATGAAAATACTAGTAGTTACTTAAGAAGCCAAGCCAAAGGATACACAGTTGAAAGACTGCATCCTACTCCATATACACTAGCTATAAATGTTGATTTATGGAGTACTAGCACTGATCAAAAGTTACAAATACTAGAACAAATTTTTATGTTGTTTAATCCAGACTTAGAATTCCAAACAACAGATAATTATGTTGATTGGACTAGTTTAAGTACTTTGTATTTAGAAGATATAAACTTTAGCAGCAGAAGTATTCCTGTTGGAACCAACGACGAAATTGATGTTGCAACAATTGGTTTTACTGCTCCAATTTATATTTCACCGCCTACTAAAGTTAAAAAACTTGGTATTATTACAGATATTATTACAAGTATTTTTAATCAAGATCAAGGTACAATAAGTTTAGAAGGATTTAATCCACCAACAGATAGCGATCAAGGTGCATCAAGCGGAACAACTGTTTTAGCAGATGGCACAATAATTGATAATCAAAGTGGTGTAACCAGCACTCAAGCTGTAGGATTAGGAGGCAGACTAGATTTATCAAATCCTGTGATATCAAGTTATAGAAATTTTGATTTGATTGTACAACAAGAAACAGGTAAACTTGCAATTAATAAAGAATTACGTGTAGGCGAAATTACGTGGTTAAACGTTTTAGAAGCAGAACTGCCAGCAAAATTCCAACCAGGTATTAGTCAAATTAGAATACGTAGAGCAGAACTACAATCAGAAATTGTAGGTACATTATCATTAACAGAAGGCGACCATTTTACAATAAACATTGACTGGGACGAAGATACATTACCTAGCAACACTCTTATTACTGGTCCGACAAAAACAGATGGTACAATTAATTATATTGTAAATCCAATCGAATTTAATCCATTAAGTGTAAAACAATCAGGAACACGCATATTGTTGTTAGGTCCATTGGGCTTTCGTGTAGATAGAACGTTTACTGCAACTTATAGTGATGATAAAATATATACCGACATAGATTATTTTATTCAAAACAGCAGTTTTGAATCAAGAATAGGTTCGGAAACAGTAAGTAGTTTTGATGTGTATGTTAACGGTGCTGTTGTTGCTGCAACAGGTTCTAACGACAACGATAAGTTCTTAATTACATTAGATGTTCCTTTAGTAGCAGGAGATGTTGTACAATATGTTCTAACACTAAACGAAGACGGAGCAGAAGCTTGGAAGAACGCAGATGCTAGTGATTTTGCAGCAGATAAAAATGACATTGTAGAATGGGATGGTAGTAATTGGCATATTATTTGGGATGCAAGTGCTGACGAAACCACAACATATGTTACAAATGTTACAAACGGTCAACAGTATTATTGGAACAATTATTATTGGCAAACTGCTATAGATGGATATTATCCAAGAGGAACTTGGACAATAACTTTATAAAATAACTATTTGTATGAATCAAATAATTTGTAGTGGTGCTTTGTTTTATAGTTTGCAAACGCACAGATTTTTATTATTACATAGAGCAAAAAGTAAATCTAAAAATGTTTGGGGTCTTGTAGGTGGTACAAACGAAGGTTATGAAACACCCTGGGAAGGTCTAAAAAGAGAAATACAAGAAGAAATTGGCAGTGTACCAGAAATTAAAAAAACAATCCCATTAGAAACATTTATTAGCAGTGACGAACATTTTCATTTTCACACTTATTTGTGTGTCGTTGAAAAAGAATTTTTACCAAAACTAAACGACGAACACGATGGATACTCATGGGTAAAATTTGGTTCATGGCCTAAACCCTTGCACAACGGACTATCAAACACTTTACGTAGTAAATATAATCAAAATAAACTAGAAACTATTATCCAGCTTGTTGATATAATTTCTTAAACTCATCTTTCAACCAATTAAAATCATTGAGTTTTGCTAGTTCTACTGGATTATCTTTGTGCTCTTCGCCAAAGTTTTTACCTGCTATAGCACCAGCAATTGCTGCTTTACCAAATGGTTTATCATCGCCTTTACTGCACCAGGCATCTAATCTAAATTCTGTCTCGTCGTCTTTTTGTCTTGCAATAGTACGACTTGCAAGTTTTGCACATTCTCTAAATCCACTGCGCCAAGCACTAAACGAGTCTGTGTTAAATGCAGTAGTATTGCTCATTTCATCAATGCCTTTGAACTTATCACTAATGCTAGTTGTCATATCTGTAGTAGATTCGTCTAAGTTCCTTGTTAAAGCAGTAGGCAATAATTTTACACCGCCGTAACCATATACAAGTCCATTAATAGGATTATAACTTCTCCATACGTGTACAGTTTCTTTACCATCTATATCATATGCAGGAACATAAAAGTCAAAATCAAATCCGTCAATTATTTCAGCATCTCCATCTACTACCCAAAACATTTCCGTTTCTGCTAGTTCTGCTGCACGTTTGTGAGCAGCATGAATGCCTTTAATATCCATTACACGTTTTGCTCTAGGAAATTTTTCGCTCAGTGAATTAAAGTTGTCATCAGCATTTGGTTCTCCATTACTAATAAAAACAATATCATAAGGTTTAGGACGACTGCCTACCTCTGGATATTCTTTTTTAGTAACAAAAAATCTATAATCAATTTCACGTTGACTAATGTTTAATTTTTTACTAGTTAATGAAATACCATCATAAAATTCTCCGTTTTTCCAAACGTGATTAATTTTGCGTTCATATTGATTATGATGACTTATATAAAAATCCCAATTAAAATTATCTACAGGTAAAAAACTATCATTTACCATCCAGAACATATCAAAATTACAATCTTTTTTTGCTCGTAAATAATCTTGATAATCATTCACTGTGTAAATTGGATATTGCTTAGGATTACTTGCAACAATTTCGTGTTCTTTTTTCTTAATTAAAAATCTATGTTCTATTTCTTTTTCACTTACTAAAACATTTTTACTGAATAAAACAATACCATCGTATGTGTCATTGTTTAAAAATACGTGATTGATATTTCTATCATAAGTGTTGTGATGATCAAAATATAGATCAAAAGCAAAATCTTCACACACTTCTACATCATCTGGTATACCCCAAAACATTTCCGACTCACAATTATATAATGCTTCGGTGTAGTCTTCATATGAATTGATTACAAATTGTTGGAATTTTTTTGGTGTACTAGCAACAATATTGTGTTCTTTTTTGTTTACATAAAATCTATGATCAAATTCTTTTTCACTTATTTCAGACCTTGCACACATTAATGCAATGCCGTCATACGAATCTTCATTTAGGAAAACGTGATTTGTTTTCATATCAAAAGACTCTTGATCGTGAAAATATTTGTCCCATTCAAATTCTTCATTTACATCAACATCGCTTGGTATTAACCAGAACATATCACTGCCGCAACTTGCTATTGCACTTTTGTATTGTTCATATGTATCAATATTAAAACGTTCAAAATCTTTTGGTACACTTGCAACTTCTTCATGATCAATCTTGTGTTCTAATTCTCTAAAAATAATTTCTTTTTCTGTCACAGGTGAGTTTTTACTAAACAAAAAGACACCATTGTATTTGTTTCCATTTAACCAAGCGTGATTGCTTTTTCTATCTGAGCTATGATGGCTAATATAATAATCAAATTTAAAATCTTCATTGATAATAATTTGATTGCTATATCCCCAAAATAAATGCGTTGTTGATTTTTGTAATGCAGATTGATAATCGTAATAATCATTAATTTCAAAACAATCATATGGTCTAGGATTACTTGCCATAATCCTTACTTCTTTTTTATCAATTAAGAATCTATGTTTTAATTCCCTTTCAGAAATATCATAATTTTTTGGTAGCAACATAACACCATCTAATTGATCAATGTCCCCGTTGCCAAAAACGTGTGGTGTATCATAACTCCATTCATCGGGTTTATAACTAAATTTAAATGTATCTCTTACAACAGTATCATCGTAAACAATCCAAAACATATCAGTAAAACTTTGTTCTCTAGCTTGTTCCACCGTGTCTACAGATTGTACTTTAAATCCTCTTTCGATTAGATTATTGTGTACAGTTTTATCTTCTCCAATGTAAAAGATATCAAATTTTTCTTGCCCTTTATAAGGGCTGTAATGTCCAGCAATATATTTTTCTTCTATTTCAATAAAATTATTCCAATGTGCATCTCTGCTTACTAAACGAACCAAATCATAGCTTTTTACTTCTCTACTTTTTTCAAATACATAAGGAAATTTAAACGTTGCTAATTGATTAGGCATATAATACCAAGGAAAACTTGGATATATTTCTATACCTTTTTTTATTAGCCAAACATATTTTGTGGTAATTTCATTTTCTTTTTCTTTTAAGATAGAATAGTCAGTAGGATCATCAACATAAAAAACATTCCACTTAGGCAAAAAATGATTTTTTAAACTGTCTTGTCCAGGAAACAAACCTGGGGTTGATTTTAATTTATCGAATTTTGAAAATGCTGTTTTCATAGTGTGTTTGCTTTCAATCCTAAATGAACTAATTTAATATCTGCATCTAACCAAACATCAATTCCGTGATGCATTGCTTGATTACAAAAGTATATATCCTCGCCGCAGTAATTATCTTCTGATTTATTATATTCGTGTGCAAACCAAGGCTTTGGTAACTCTTTAAATACTTCTGCTTTTACTAACATACAACCCATTCCTACAGCCCAAATTTTGTGTAATCCGCTGTTTTGGTTCAATCTTGTGTGTATGTTTTCTGGATCTGTAAATGCTACTGATCTATAAGGAGCATATCGTGTACTGTATTGTGCAGCAACAATATTTTTATTGTGTGTCATTAAAACATCAGCAGTATTTGCTGGAAACTGCATATCGCTGTCTAGCCATAGTAGATGTGTTGCATCTTTTTCTAATGCAAGATTTGCTAAGTCGATACGTTGTTGCGCAATCACGCTTCCACAAACAATGTGTAGATCAAATGGTATTTCTAACTTAGTAAGCCTACTAGTTAATTTACTTAAACTTTGAGCAAAAAAAGTGTGTACTTGATCTCTTGCAGGAACACAGATACCAATTTTCATTACAATACTGTATTAGGAATCTCAGCTTCGTTTAATTCTTTTTCTGCTGCAACTGTTAAGTTATTCCAAGTACGTGCAGAACCTGTAGCAACTTTTACACATTCTTGAAAATCTGCAGGATCAAGTGCAGCCATTGCTAACATATTTTCTGGTTGTACTTTACCAATTGTAAGAAGGTCAGCACCGGCAGCGTGTCCAATTTTTTGAATCCAATGCAGTCTATCATCGTCTGCTGGTACAGACATTTCAGCAACTGCTGCTTCAGCTTCAGAATGTAAGTCTGCATCTAAATCCAATGTTGCAAGTTTTGCAAGTTTTCTTGCTTTGGTGTATTCTTGTGCCAAATCAACATTTAGCACTTCATAAAGTGTTTTCATTATTTGCTCCTATTCTATATAGATTATAATTGATTATAACACCTTTGTCAAGTAATTAGTCATCAAATGTTAAATGATATAATATTCCTGTCCAAGATAATACCCACATATTTTCTCCAACACCATCGAGTTGGAAACCTGCTACGCTCATTTCTCTAGGTAATCTTAAACTTCTCTGTAAAGTCCATGTACCTCCTACAAGATCCATACTGTTACAGGTAAATTGACCAAATGTATTAGCGCCAGGACAATATAATATAAATTCAGCATAATTCGGAGTTAATGAATTTGTTAAATGTCTAACGTGAATACCAGTAATTGCGTTAGCACTGTATGATATTCCAAATACAACTCCTAAAGGATCAAATCCTGCATTAACTAATTTAGTCCTTAGTTCTACTGATGAATATACATTATACATACTAGGAGACACGTTGTTCAATGTAGCACTTGCTCGCCATTGGTGTAAATATCCATCTGTGCCAGTCATCCAATAATAAGAATTATTTACATCATCTAAGTTATGAGAAGTTTCTAAAGAGTGTGCTGCACCTAAAGCATAAATGTTTCCAGTGTTACCACTTTTTGCAGCACTTGTCCTACCATTTAAAGTATTATCGGCAATACCTCCTGCAGCAGAGATATTCATATGGATTTCAGGTCCAGATCCATTGAGATATGTAATATATGTTTGTTGTCTGCTTGTTGATTTATCCATAAAATCAGCAAATACAGGACCAGGAAAAGTGAAACTACTTGCCAAATATGAACTTATATCTCTTGTATGTGTACTACTTACTGTGTTCAGATTCCATCCTTGAGTCATATTCACTTGTGCGGCAATATTATTACTGGTACCTGCATATGCGCCAACTTTTTGGCCGTATTTATAATCAGAATAAAGTAAACCGCCGTTTCTGTCTAAATCTGGCAAGTAATTGTAATAATTTGGAGGTTGATAAACTGCGCCTGACGTGTTACCAAGTAGTGGATACCAAAAATCACCTCCGCCTGTATAATTCAATGCACTTAGATCTTCACTTGAAAAATCAAATGGTGTGGTTAATTCGTACAATACAGCAGCGTGGCCATACTGAACGTGGCCCATAATAACTTTTGTTCCGGTTGAATCTAGGTGGCGTGACCATCCAGATATACCACTACTATAATATGAATCTCTTGTGGTTGGAGCATTGTCAACAACATCCCAGCTTGTTCCTAACTCATATCTCAATATTCCTGTGCCCGATTGTGTATATTCTCCTACAAACAAATAGTCTTCTGTAACTTGGAAAAAGTCAGGATAATCATAACCAGCATTATCAGGTCTATCAAATCTGCCATCATATGTAACTGTTCCAGAGACAGGATCGCTGCCAGTATAGCTAAATTGATAGATATATTGAAAACCGTTGACAACATCGTCTCTGCCTAACAACCAAAATTTATTTTGACTTGGTTCCCATTGTGCATAGTCTATTCTCTGGAATGATTTAAAGTCAGAATATGCTCTTGTAGTAAGGCCGGTATAACCGTTTAAATCGAAATTAGTTGATGTAACTTTTGATATACCATTAATAGGACTCCTAAACATTATACAAGTAGTGCCTGCACTATTCCAATTTAATCCTTTAAAACCAGAAAACTGGGTAGTGTTATGTTTAAAACTTGTTTTTTCGCTTGCTCCACCTAGTGTCCACGGTGAGAGTAAATCTATTTGTCCGCCACCTGAAGTATTAAGATCAGATGTAAAATAAAGTTTGTTTCCATCCGGCGATGGAAAAATATGTGTAGCACCCCCTTGGTTGGTTGTAAAACTTCTTTTTCCACCTAGTTCTTGAAAATCAGGAGGACCAGATTGTGCTCTGAGATTAGCAAGCTGATAGTTTTTAGCATTACTGAATGAACTTGTTGCACTTTGATAACCACCGAATGTACTACTCATTGTAATAGTAGTACCTTGAGAAATACCAATATATGTACCTAATATACCTAAAACATATGTGCTTACTTCTCCTT